GAAGTAAAAACCTTAAACGCCAAAGAGGTCTTAGACAAATATGGTAAGAATTTTGACGAGATCGAAGAAAAGGAAGATCACTGACTTCTGTAATAATATCCTTAATAATCCTTACATCCCTCAAAATCCGACAGAGAAGCAAGCCGCATTCCTATTACAATCAGATGTTAAAGAAGGCTTTTATGGCGGTGCGGCAAGGGGCGGCAAAAGTAGCGCATTATTGATGGCCGCTTTGGAATATGTCACTCAGGCAGATTATGCAGCCCTGATATTAAGGCGCACCTTTCAGGATCTTGCCTTAGAAGACGCCATCATGGACAGGGCGGAGCGATGGCTTTCTTCAACAGACGCTAAATGGGAGGGAAAGGATAAGCGATGGCGATTCCCCTCTGGTGCAACACTCGCATTTGGCTATCTGGACACGGAAAGGGATAAATATAGGTATCAAAGCGCAGCATATCAATATATAGCATTTGACGAATTAAGTCAGTTTACCCGGTCTCAATATACCTATCTTTTCTCACGACTAACACGCCTAGAAGGTTCTACCATCCCCCTCCGTATGCGTGCAGCCAGTAATCCCGGGGATATAGGCCATGAATTTGTGAAGGCCCGTTTCATAACGCCCACTAATACGGAAATGGAAGCAATGGATAGATTCTTTGTACCCGCCTTCTTGGAGGACAACCCCTATGTCGACCAGCCAGCCTATGAGGATTCATTAATAGAACTCGATCCGATTACTTACGAACAGCTTCGCCATGGGAATTGGGACATAGAGCTAGCAGGCAATATGTTTAAACGTGAATGGTTTACTATTGTCAATACCGTACCACGTGGGCAGCAAGTAATGTATTGGGACATGGCCGCAACGGAACCGAAGAAGAAGCAAGATCCCGATTGGACGGTTGGGGTCTTAATGTCTACTTTGGAAGGGCAATTTTATATTAAAAGCATTGTTCGCTTCCAGAAGACTCCAGCGGATACTGAGAAAATAATTAAGCAGACGGCGCAGATAGACGGTATTACAACTAAAATATTCATGGAACAAGAACCTGGAGCTAGCGGCATAATAGCAATAGATCACTATGCCCGAAACGTTCTACAAGGCTATACATTCACAGGCATAAAAAGCACAGGCTCTAAAGTTGTTCGTGCGCAACCCTTTTCGGCAGCGGCGGAAAACAGAAATGTTAAAATCGGCAAGGATTGTCTATATATTGAGGATATGCTTTATGAGCTTGTGGCGTTCTCAACAAAAGGAATACACGATGATATAGTGGATGCTTTAAGCGGCGCGTTTACAGAATTAAATCGAGGGAAAACGGGGAGGGCCATCTCTACAAGCACCATATCCACACCTACTAGCAACTCTATCCCGGATATGGGTGGCAGTTCAGGGATACCGGGGCTTTAATTTATAAAGTATCCTTATATTTAACTATCTTTACATCACCAAGTATCTGCTCAATTATTACACCAGTTTCTCCTTGTACGTAATTACCAAACATATCCTTTTTAAAAACTTCTACAAATCCCTTTTTCACATTTGCGCGTTTAACAATGACTTGTTTTTCGTTTAATGTTACGAAACATCTCCTTGCATCTTCATCCTTTTCAGCATCCACTGTCTCGCACTCACAAAACTCAGTATAATCTATTTCTCGCGTATAATCGCTGTCTGGTATTGTTTCCAAAAACCGCTTCCACTCTTCTAGTTTCATGATTATGTATTGAATTTCTCCTTTTTATACTTTCATTTTAACCTATTATATGCCATGGCTGTAGTCACGTGTTAGTCCTTATATATTGTTGGTGCACACAAGGTATATAGGTTGGGGGAATTAACCCCCTATGGCGGACTATAACCTAAAATAATATATGCCTTCTCTCCCCCTTTTCCTTATATGCCCACTACTAAAAAAGCCGCTACAAAGAAGACAGAACTAAAAGATAATCGAATAAAAGTAAAAAGCGGAATAAAAAGCGGGACAATATGGCTTAGTTCGGAAGGCGACTATTTTGAAGAGCCGGCGATAGATGCGGAATTGATTAGAGACCTTGAACTTAATATTTATCTGGCAGGCATCATAAGAAAAGAAGTTCTCCTTATCTTTTCTGATAAATATTCTATCACGGTCAAGGATAAGGCAGGCGAGGTGGATGAGGAATTGGGCAAAGAAACAACAAAGATGTTTGATGCTCCGGGTGTTCAATTATGGCCCGCGATACGTATTGCTTACTCTGATATTTTTCCCTATGGTGCAGCGTTCTTTAATCCGGTATGGGACTATGTAGAAGGCGATAGTAGAGAGTTCATCCTTAAGGAACTCCGGTACTTGCCAGCGTACAGTTTTAAAGATGCGCCATCTGACGCAGTTAAAACACAAGGTGAAATATTGCATGGTGTAGTCTTGAGTGACAAGAACGAAATAGAATATCACCAGATCGACCTGGACGGTATAGTGCAGAAATTAGAGAACGTTTTAATGATAAAAGACCCAACCNCACCAGAGATAGCAGGTAAAAGCGTTATNCTGCCGATGATACCCATGATTTCAATGGTNAAGTTCGTGTGGCGGACGCAGATGAAACAGGCCAACCGGGTGGGAGCAAAGGTGATATTCTTGAAGATAACTGAGCCACAAGAAGCCTCCGAACTAAACGGGAATGTTTCGGATGAGGCATATGGCAGAGAACTATTACAGAAGTGGGGTAACGACCTTCCGTATATCCTCCGTGGCAACATGGATATAGTCGATCCACACTTAAAAGACGATTCAAATAATCTTGAGATAATTAATGCTCTACATGGAACGTTGATAGATTACGTTTCACCTTCTTCTCTCATATCAGGTGAAGGCGGCATTATTGGGTCTTCGGATAAGGCACGTGAGCAGTTACGTGCGAAATACATTGAAGGCATACATATGTGGCTGGAGGCAGCTTTTGGGCCATTGGCACAGCAATATCTTGACTATAATGGCTTTGAAGGATACACTGCAGAGATAAACATCCCCTCTCCCGGCATTGACAGATCGGAGTTGAAGGCAAAACAGGCGGAACTTCTGAGTAAGACACGCAGCGGGCATATAAATGAGATACGGACTTTGCTGGGGCAGATGGAACTTGATGATGAAGGGTTAGAAAAGCTTAAAGACGAACTTGATCTTTTTGGTCCACCTGTGGGCGGCGGCGGTGGTATGTTTGAGGAGGGTGGCAACTTCGCTACTACACAGACAGTTAAGCAAGTGGAGAAGACACTGGAAGAGAAGCTGGAAGACATAGCGGATGAACTTTCTAAAGATGTTATTAAAGCGTTATATAATGAATAAGTATTATGGAAGAAAAAGACAACTTTTCAAGGATAATAGAAAAAATAACGGGACGTGGAAAACCTAAAGGGATAGAACCAGAAATACCGTTATCTCTTCCCTGTGTCGAAATAGAAGATATTAGGCGAGTTGAAGAACTTGTAGATCGCTTAGTCGAAGCCGCTAAAGAACATGATATTAAGATGATACATGGCTACGAAGAATTAAAAAAAGATCTGTTAGGTATCTTTATAGAAGATGTGGAAGAACAAATTAAAGATAAAGGGAATGATAAAGATGGAAGAAAAAGAGAAGAAGATGGGATGTAGTGAAACAAACATAGAACTTCCAGAAGAAGCACAAGAGGTATTAGATACAATGATACGTAATATAGTTCAGGATTTTTTAAAACAGAAAGAATGGAAAGANANATCAGAAGGANCAAATAACTAAAATGNCAGCTAAATTATGTGCAAANTGTGGAAGCGNAACAGNTGAGGTGCCTATAGTAATTCCATATGATGGATTAGGCAATCCTTTTAGCACCTCATCGGGGATTAGGTGGGATACATGTACAGTTTGTAACGGCTTATGCTATATTGATCTATAAGATGGCAGAACCAATTCGACTGGGGACACTTATATGCAATCCCGAAGACGTGCGTAAGTTTGAGGAAAGCATGAGAAATCCTAAGGTCACCAAGGAACAGGTGGAGTTCGTCAGAGAGGCGATCAAGGTATATAAGATGCACCCCTTCTAATTTAAGAATGAAAAAAGCTACAGAGAAAGCAATAAACGCAGCAATAGCGAAATATAAAGCGGATACAATCAAAGAGCTTACGGAAGCGGCACCAAAGGCACATATAGCGGGCGATCTGGCAGCACTCAAAAAGCTTAGACCTATCGCCGTTGATTTTACACTTGTGCAGGTGGAGGCCCTTAAATATTCTAAGGATTATTCCAAGATGCTCTATACTAAGGGTGGTAGCATGATACAAGGCGAGTTTGTACCGTGGCTCAAGGATTCGGCGGCGCATAAACGCGAAAACATAGCTAAAATCATAACGGACGGACTTAAGGCGGGTAAGCCCACAACGGCCATAGGCGGTAAGAGGTTAGGCGAGGGTACGATAGCTTATGATATAGCGAAGGAATGCTCTGATAAGGGCGATGGCTGGGCTGCTATGGTGGCGCGTACGGAGACTGCACGGATACAGGGACACGGTGCGATGGATCGTTATAAGGAACAGGAGATAGAGGAAGTGAAATATCTCTGTGGGCCAGATCCATGTCCTATATGCGCTGTGCATTGCCAACATGTCTATAAGATAACGGAAGCGCCTGAGCAGCCACTTCATCCTAGATGCGTTTGTGATTATGCACCAGTTGTTAAACGCTAGAAAAAGCAATAATAGATTTGATATAGGTTTATATTC